AAATTTAGCTACACTTGCTGTACATAATAATCTAGATAATGAAGAATACCGACAGAAGCTAAAACAACATTTATTGAGTGGTGGTAGCTTTGGTGATTGGTTTTTTAAAGGACTTACAGCACCATTTGCGCTAGCTAGTGAAATCCCAATACCAGGATTACAACAAATTGGACAGGCTGGCACTAAAGCATTTAATGCTATAGGTGCTCCTACACTTTTTTAATTAATTAGTTTTTTTATTTTTTATATATATTAATAATAATATATCATCATTAAAATGAGTAGAAATTTTGCTAGTGAAGTTGATACTCAGCGAGAATATTTCAATTGCCAATACTTTAATCAAAGTGGTGATAACCAAATTGCTAGATATGAAACAACGCTATTAAAACCTTTTTTTAATGACCCAGATAAATGGAAATTAGCAATCAATCGTGCATCTGTACCGCTATCTATGCCTCTAACACATAATAATATACCACTAAACCAATGGGAAGTCGGTATTCAATATACTGGTAATGCTAGTGTAAATCAGACATCATATCAACTACCAGTGCCACAATTTAACGAAAAAATAATAAACCCACCACAATATTATAATATGCTAACTTTTAATTTACTAACAGAACAAACATCAATAATAAGAACTCAATATAATGATTTATCCAACCAAATAACTACGGTACCTACAGTAATACCAACTATTCTTACTGCATATGATACTAAAGCCGGAACAAGTGGCTCTATATACTGTTCTAGCGTTAATGCTGTTCAAATATATAACGCTATTACTGGACTATTAACTACAACTATTAATATGCCGGAAAATATTATATCAATTTGTGCAGATAGTGTAAATGGTGATTTCTATGTATATACAATTAGCAACATAGCCACATATACGTATAGAAAATATACAAGAACTAATGCAACTACTTGGACTGCTGGTATTACTTGGCAATTTACCAATCCATTATATGAGTATGTATATATGACATATGCTAATAATACTATCGTTGCGACTGATTCTAATTCTAATGTTGTATGGTTTAATTCCACTACAGGTTCTCTAGTTGGTAGTTTAGTAGTGGATGGTGCTTATAGCATTAGCGCTACTGCAAATTATGTGTATATACTTAGAAATGCTATTGGACGGTTAGATGCTTATGAGGTTGGAACATCTAATACACTTACATATAGATACTTTATTGCTACTCCACAATCAGCTATTAATATCTATGCACTAGGATTATCATATGAAGGAAATTTAGTAGTTTTACAAGGTCAATCAAACTCAAAAAATATTTTGAACTATTATGGATTAACTACTGGTAATTTAATACAAACAGTTCTAACACCTAACGTCAATTTACTACCAAGTTTTATCTTTCCATCAGTAGCAACTCAAACTATTACAGTTGATTCTGGTTCGTATGATATATTTTCTCTACAACAATATCTAAATCAAATAAATCTAGCTTTTCAAAAAGTATTTAACTATCTAAAGCAACATTTATCATCTACATTCTTACCAACTGAACCACCTAGTATAATATTTGAACCAGCTACTAAATTATTTTCACTAAACGTCGAGGGTCAATATACTACTACTAACCAAGATGGAACTAACCAATACCAAGTCTATTTGAACCAACAATTATGGAATAAGTTTTCTTTTCCTAGCGAATCTCTAGTATTAAATCCAGGAAGCGCACAGGCAGAAACAGTACAATCAATTATTCTACAAAACTATGGTATTAATGCTGTTCAAGGCAATGGCTCACCCTCCCTACCGCAGTTTATATTAATTACTCAACCCCAAAGCACCATCTACGCTTTTAATGATTTAACTAGAATAATATTTGCCACTACTCAAATACCTGTGTCTGGTGATGGTGATGGGACTGTATATACAAATACTGGAACAACTAATAACAAATCTATTAATATGATTACTGATATAGCTCCAGATACTACCGTCCTATCACCCGGAACAAGATTGATATATGTTCCTGCCGGTATTCTTAGATGGTATAACCTATATGCTCAACAACCATTCTCAAAAATTGATATCCAAGTTTATTATGAAATGAAGGATGGGCAAATATACCAACTAGCTATCCAAAATAATGAATATTTTTCTGTAAAGTTAGAATTTAAAAAAGGCCTTGGAGATTTTTAATTAATTTATTTTTTCAAAAATTTTATATTTTATTATATTAAGATTAAATAACTCGTAAAAATGAATACCGAACTCCAACCCGTCCTCGTTTTAGACCCCGTCGTTGATGTTGAAGAAAGCTATAAAGCCTCAGAAGTTGTCTATAAGAGTGGTGTAAATAAGTCTATCTATAAATACACTGCTGATAGCTATAGCGACCAGAACTGGATTTGGAATAATATCACACCCCCTTCGTTGAATTGTGTGGTCAAAAGAGACCTCAGAATTGCCTATTCGATTCTAGTTGCTAATGTTTGGACTACTGCAACTGGTCAGCCCGTTCAATTTAACGCTGTTAATACCACCGGCGCTAGTGTTAGCGAGGGCACAAATACTAGCTTTGGATGTGTTCCTCGCGCTTGCCCTATTCAGTCGTCGGCAAGCTCAGTAGAACTTCGCCTCAACGGTTCTGCTACATCTACTAGCATCAATGACTATGCCTGCATCTATCCCCACGTGTTAAGTGATTATGCAAAATCCCTAATTGCTAGCGAAATGCCTCTGCAAAAGGACAACTCAGCTTTATATAATAACCCCAAGAACTACTCTATTGATAATGGTTTCACTGACGCTAGAAGCCCATTTGTTCCATACGGCACTAACCCTCAACAACCATCGCGTGGCTCATTTGTATGGAAACAAATTACCGCCCCTACCGTGGCTGGCGATTACTCGTATGCCGTGTATCAACTTGACCTAGTAGAACAACTTTTTATTTCTCCTATGGTTTGGGCTGAACTTATGGATAAGTCCGCTGGCCTTAGCAATCTCAATAACCTCATTCTTAATATTCGTTTTGCTGACCTTAACCGAATGCTTTCTGCCATTTTAACCACTACAAACTCTCTACAAATTACTACCCAGAAAAATATTAGTGTTGCTGTTAATGGCACTAATGTATCCGTCGCTGGTGGTGGTGAATCGCCAACGCTACTAGTGGAATATATCACTCAAGACCCTATTCTCGCCGCAAAGCAACCACAAACACTAGTCTATGACTATTCCCTCGTTCAACCCTTTATTTCACCTTGTGGAACTTGGACTGGCACACTATCCAGCAACCCATCTTTTACTGCCCAAAGTTTGCGCCTAGCATCTATACCATCTAAGCTGTATATATTTGCACGCCCTAGCAAATCAGCACTAGTTGGAGCTCTAGCCCAAACCACACCAGATACCTTTTTACGAATTAAGAGCGTTTCTATTAATTTTAATAACCGCATTAATCTATTCGCCACCTACACTGAAGCTGATTTGTATTCTATGAGTGTTAAAAATGGTCTTCAGGATAGCTTTAACGATTGGAAATATCAAAATGGTTCTATCTGTATTGTGGATATTGCCCGCGATATTGGACTTGAAAGTGATGAAACTGATGGACAGGCCAATAAATATAGCACACTACAAATCACCGCTACAATAGATAGCTCACCTTTAGCCTACGCAGGCGTCGATCCATTCCCAGCCATTGGTCTATCATATGATTTCTACATTCTAGTTGAACAACCCGGCAAGGCATTCATCAATGCTAGCGAATGTCAATACATTCTTACAGGTCCTTCTGCATCTGAAGTTCTCAAGCTTACTAGTGAAATGGAACCTCGTGTAGATCATACAGAAATTGAAGGTAAGGGTGTTGGTGGCTCTGTCTTTGGTAAGGTAGGTAAGCTTCTCAAGTCTGGTGTTAATATGTTTAAGAATGTTAATCCGGAACACGTTGCGAGGGGTGTTGAAATGGCTCAAGGTGCTCTTAAGTCCCTAGGCTTAGGCGTTGCTGGTGGTGCTATGAAGAAGCATTCTCGTGTATATTAATTTATATAAAATATTAGTATTTTTTTAAAATTTTTATATTATTCTATATTAAGATTACTATAACTAATATGAATTATCGTCAATTCGTAAAAGAAAACTTTCATAAGCTAGGCGATATGCCAGCAAAAGACAAAATGAAAAAACTAGGTGAGATGTGGCGCAAATCTGGACACTCTAAAAAACCCACTGGTGGTTCAGTAGTTGGTGGTAAGGCTAAACGTATGCCTAAGAAACGTGGTGGGGCTGTTGCTGGTGGTGGCGTTATATCTGGGCTACTTGATTCTATAGGTTTAGGCGTACCTGAAAAACCCAAAGGCGGGGCAGTAGCTAGTGAAGGTGCTTCTGGGGGTGGTATTCTAT